ATCCAATACCAACTTCACTCCAACAAGCAATGCAGCCGCTAAGTTGACGATTGCAATGGATGAGGGGATTTTGTCAACCTACAACTTTACGATTAACAAAAGCACCTGCGTGATTACTTACACAGGCATTGCTGGGGCTGCGTTGAAGGTGTCTGCAAATATGACCTTTTCGGCAAGCAACAACAGGGAATTTGACTGGTACATCGCCAAGGGAGGCAATACGATTGCATCCAGCAAGGCAGGGGTTACAATGAGCCACGACAACGGCCATGCGGTCTATTCTGAAGCCTACCTCACCGCTGCGGTCAACGACGAGTTTACCATCATGGTCAACTCAAAGAACTCTGCGGAACCCATCACGATTCAGTCCCTCAACTTTACCGCAGTAACGCTATGAGTAATAAATCTACTCAACACTTCACCCAATGGCTTGGGATAGAGCATAAGGTCCCCGTGATGCTGGAGAACCGCTCCGGCAAGTACATCACCTACGGCTTTGCGAACGAATACCCCTACTACCTGCTTGACAACTATCGCAGGTCCTCAAAACACAACGCCATTGTCAACGGCAAGGTGAACTACATCATGGGCGGAGGCTGGCAGGCAGGGGATGACTTGACCGTAGAGCAGCAGGCCCGATTCATCAAGTTTTTTGACGGACTTTCCAGCACGGAGGACCTGAACGACATCACCGAGAAACTGGTCCTTGACTTGGAAATCTTTAACGGCTTTGCGGTTGCGGTTACTTGGTCCAAACTTGGGACCATCGCCAAGATGGAACACATCCCCTTTGAGAAAATCCGGGTGGACAAGGAAGAAAAGATGTTCCAAGTCGCTGATTGGTACAACGATGACATGATGCAGTTGTTCCCCAAGGTCGGGGACATCGAGAAGATTCCTGCATTCGACCCGGAGAATCGCCTCGGAAAGCAGTTGTTTTATTACAGGGTCTACGCAGCAGGCGTGAAGCACTATCCTTTGCCGGAATACATCGGGGGGAACGCTTGGATTGAGGCAGACGTACAGGTCGCCAACTTCCACAACAACAACCTGCGCAACAACTTTTGGGGCGGTTACTTGATAAACTTCAACAACGGGATCCCGACCCCCGAAGAACAGGGCGACATCGAAAGGCAAATCAAACGCAAGTTTTCGGGAACCGACAACGCTGGTCGCTTCGTTGTAACCTTCAACGACGATGCTGCAAAGGCCCCGACGCTGGAACCGCTCACTCCGAGCGACATGGATAAGCAGTTCGAGATATTGAACAAGGCCATTCAGCAAGAGATATTCATCGCACATCGTGTAACGAATCCAGCGTTATTCGGTGTCAAAACCGAGGGCCAACTCGGAGGAAGGACTGAATTAGTCGAGGCTTACGAACTATTCAAGGCGACCTACGTCAACGACCGGGTGCGCAAAGTGGAGCGGATGATTAACTACCTCGGCTCCTTCAATGGAGTGGAAGGTATGGAACTTATCCCCGTGGAGCCTATCACCGAGCGACTAAGCGAACAAGCCCTGTTGCAGATAATGACCCAAGACGAACTTCGGGAAAAGGCAGGTCTGCAACCTTTGGAAAAGCCTGCTGACGTGGTTGGACCTAACCCCCAACCCGACGAGCAACCGCAAACCGTGGAGCAACTTGCCAGCAACGACAACATCAAAAAACTATCGGGCCGTGAGTACCAAAACCTGATGCGTATCGTGCGTCAGTACATGCAGGAAAAAATCACGCTGGAGATGGCTCGGACCATGCTATCAGCCGGCTTTGGTTTGTCATCCCAAGAGATTGACACGATGCTGGGTGTTCAGTCCCAAGAGTTCAGCGAGCCTCAATGGGGCGAAGAGGACGACGAAGATTACGGCTGGGGCGACGAAGAGTTCAAGGTCTTGGAGGTCGTTGCAAGCAAGTTTGGTTGTCATGCAGACGATTACCATGTCATGCACTCCAAGCCGATGCGGTTTGACACCGATTTAGACGACCAAGTGCGACAGGCCTTTGCCGAACTTGGAGAGGAAGAGAAAGAGTTGGACCTGAAGATTGAAGCCTATCGCAAGAAGAACCGGGACGCATCGGTTGAAGAAATGGCGAAAGAGTTCGGTGTCAGCAAGGCGAAGGTCGCTAAGCGTATCGCTTACCTTCTAACCAAGGACCGCTATCCTGTTGCACGGGCGGTTGACAACATCGCCAAGGAAAACCTCGCAGAGAGCAAGAAGGCAACCGAGCCTGTACTGGAAGTCCGCTACAAGTACGCATGGGCCACAGGGTTCAGCAACAAGGACAAAGGATCCAGCCGTGAGTTCTGCAAGGTCATGCTTGACTTGGCCAGTCAGGGCAAGGTTTACACCCGTGAGGACATCGACGGGATTAGTGCGATAATGGGCTACTCCGTATGGAATCGCAGAGGCGGTTGGTATCACACGCCCAGCGGAGTGAATCGCCCTCAATGCAGGCACGTATGGGAGCAGCAACTTGTCATCCGTAAAGGCAATAAAATCAGCAAGGCATGAAGGCACTATTCATAAGCGAAGAAACGCTACTGGACAATAGCATCATCAACGAGAACGTCAGTTACACCCAGATACGTCCAACGGTTGTCAAGGTCCAAGAGATGCGGATTCAGCCGATTGTAGGCTCTCCGTTGTACGGGGAACTCGTCAGCCAAGTGGTCAGCGGTTCAACGTCTGCACTCAACCAAACGCTCTTGGAGGACTACATTCAGCCTGCAATCATTCAATGGCTTTACTACGAGTTGCCGATGGTCTTAGCGTTCAAGTACATGAACAAGGGGATGGTCCGTAGAACGAGCGAAGAGTCTTCCCAAATGAGCATGGAAGAGATTACCCGGCTCACGGATAAGGTCAAGAACGATGCCGAGTGGTACTCCGAACGCATTACCCGATACCTGATGGAGAACCGCAATTCATACCCTCTTTGGAACTCGCCTCCGTCTGCGTTGGATACCATCTACCCGAACGCTACCAACTACCGAACAGGGATGGTCTTGGACCGCAACAGGAGGATGGGAATCAGCAACCTTGACTACCCCTACCCTTACGGTCAATTCGGGGCGTGTAACGACTGCTGACGATGGGTGCGCACAAGAAGAACATACTAAAACTGCAAAACTATGTCTTGGATAAAAATCAAGCAAGCCCTGCTGGACCTTGCAAATGCTCATCCTCAGGTCAACTCCTTCGGGACGGGCGACCCTCTTGCGGTAGGCACGGACAACACCATCAACCTGCGAACCCCAAGCCGTGAACGCATCGTCTATCCGCTCGTTTTTGCGGACGTTCAGTCTGCAAATACTGACGCTGGTACTTTGGACTTGGTGGTTGGGGTTTACTTTTCTGACCGTGTTGAGTCCATTAAGCCGATGGGCGGAGTGGTTTCGGGCAGTTCTACGCTGGGTTGGCAGGATAACGAGGATGAGGTTTTAAGCGACCAATTGCAGGTAGCACAGGACTTCATATCGTCGCTCACAAACGACCCGAACGAGGACTGGACCCTCTCATCCAGCGTATCGCTTACGAGGTTCGTAGAGAGCCGGGACGACCGCACGGCAGGGTGGCAGGCGACGATGACCTTTGAGATTCCCTATGGTCATTCAGTTTGTGAAATTCCCACATAAAAGACATTTACAATTAAACGCTAAAAAATGCCTACACCCATTTTACAACAGATGCTCGGCCAAGGTGGTACGATGGAATTCGTTGACGCTGCCGTTACCGGGAAGAACTACGACTTCTTGGTAGTCAACACCGCTGCGACTTTCACGACCCTTACTGGAACTGGAAGCGAAAACCTGCTAACCGCTTACGCTATGAGTGGCAAATCAGTTTCCGCTGGCATCGTTATCAGCGGTCGCAACGGAGGCAAGATTACTGCCGTTACTCCAAGCGCAGGTTCAGTCATCGGTTACACATTCCTGTAAGCGATGCTGATAGGTTACGGCTACGGCTATCCTCGCTCAATGCAGTTTGGTGGTGTGAGCAGCCCTGCATTAACCGCTTGGAACGCCTTTAATTCAAGGGCCACGACTGACGGAGCAACCGCTGCCGAGGCTGCCGTGAATGACTGCTTGTTCACACGATTCGCTGCAATCTTCAACTTCTAACAATGCCGACACCTTCGCTAATCCTTGTACCTGCACGCTTTAAAACGGGCAAACTTTACACCCCAGTCGCTACGACTTCGGGTGATTTGGTCCTTGGTGCGTCAGGCGACTTCAATGTAACCCGTGCGACGACTGCGACCCGTGTGAATGCAAGCGGCTTGATTGAGTCCGTGGCTTCGGGGATTCCTCGTTTGGATTACTACACCAGCGGTGGAACGGCTGGCTGCCCTGCGTTGTTGGTGGAGGCGAGTGGAACAAACTTTTGTATTTATAGCCAAGCAATACCTACGGGCAATGTAAGCGGATGGTTTCACGTTTTTGGCGGCAATTCAGTAACAGTAACCCCAAATTCCACAGGTACTTTAGACCCTGCTGGATTATATGAAGCAGACTTAATCGTTGCGCCAGCGGTTGCCGAAGGACACTATGTTTACACGGACACTGGAAGTAATTTGACATCTCTTACAAGCGGTCAGGTTTTTTGTTGGTCATTTTTTGCAAAATCAAACAACACAACAAATCCGTTTTTTCAGTTAGCACTTGGTGGGATGGCTTTTTCACCTGCCAACCCCTTCGCTGATTTTGTTCTTTCAGGTACTGGGTCAGTAAGCGCAGGAACCTATACATCTGCATCTATTCAAAATTACGGCAACGGCTGGTATCGTTGTTCAATAGTTGTTTCTGCTGCTGCAAATGGTACGCCTCAAGCCGGATTTGGCTTTATTGACACAAGCACAAGAGGAAGATTTGCGGCTTTTACTGGCGATGCGGTGAAGGGTGGTTGGGTTTATGGCGCACAATTTGAAACAGGCTCCATCGCAACCTCCTACATCCCCACAACTGCCGCAGCGGTAACCCGCAACGCAGAGGTGATAACCCTATCAGGCGCAGTCAGCGGTTGCATCGGGCAGACGCAGGGAACGCTTTATGCGGAGGTGGACGTTCGCAATTTTACAAATGGAAGCCGAATCGTTTGTTTAAGCGATGGGACTTCCGACAATCGCATCATCATTCAAGAGGGAGCCAACTCGACCCTGCAAGCCATCGTTACCAACGCAACGAGCGGAGTGGTTGACATAAGCACGGCAAGCGGTCGGACCGCTGGCATTTACAAGATAGCCATTGGATATAAGCAAGATGACTTTGCGGTGTATGTTAATGGCTCGCAAACGGGTACGGACAACACGGGTGGCGTTCCTGCTTGCAATCAAATCTTCATCGGCAAGATTGAAACAACGGCAACAACCAACCAATTCAACGACCGCATCCGCTCCGCCGCCCTCTACACCACACGGCTAACCAACGCTGAACTCGCTGACCTAACAACCTAACGATGCCCTGTTTCCGCAAACTCTCGTTCCCATCTGCAAGCATCGCAGACCAAGTCCTCGCCAAATTGGACCCGATGGATAGCGTTGTTGTCCTCGGCCACCTATGCGAAACAAAAGACGAAGAAGGCAAGTGCATCAAGTTCCGCAAGGAGTTCAGCGTTGACGTGCTATTCAACGCAGACGAACCGAGCGAACTCGCTGCCCCCTACGTCATTTGGCCGAAACCCTGCGGTGTCCACGCCTTTGCAGGTTGGGAGGAACAATACGAAGCAGACTACAACGCCAACAAACCCAAGAGCAAATGAGATTATTCCGCAAACGCAACCCCGAAACACCCGAAACCCCTAAACTACCCCTAATGAAATCAGCCGTCATCGCACTACTTCGCCACCTTCTCACCTTCATCGGTGGTACACTCGTCGCCAAAGGCATCATCGATGCAGCCACTCTCACCGAAATTATCGGTTCCGTATTGACCTTGCTTTCAGTAGGTTGGATGGCCTTGGATAAAACAAAGGGTAAGGAGTGAACCTAATCGAAACCACCATCGTCGGGAGCGTTGCAGCAATCGTCGGTGGAGCGGTCGCTTGGTTCACCAAGGGCCGTGTAGAATCGGACTCCCTGCAAGTTCGTCAAGCACAGGCCGTCTTGGCTATGTGGCAGGCTACCAGCGAGTCCCAAAACAAAGAATTAACACAACTTCGTAATGAGGTCGTAAGTTTGCGTCAGCGGTTAGAGGAAATGGAACACACCATCCACTCCCTCCAAGCCGAGAATGCCAAACTTAAAACCCTCGTATGATTCTACCAGCCACCAAGCACACCCGAAACATCCACGAAGTAACCTGCCAATCGGGGCAGGAGTTCTTACTTGTCAGCGACCTGCATTGGGACAACCCCCATTGCGATAGAGGATTGCTGAAAAATCACTTGGACGAAGCCGTCAAGCGGAATGCTGCCATCATACTCAATGGCGACACCTACTGCTGCATGGGTGGGAAATATGACCGTCGTGCTGACAAATCGCTGATTCGTCCTGAACACAACACCGACCG